ATTGCGCGTGACGGGAACGACTTCGCTTATTCCATACTTTTCCGCGCTCGGCATTGCGCTTTCTGATGTCCACGGTAAAGCTCTCCCCGTGGATAACATTCTCCTTCAGCTTGCATCGCGGTTCGAAGGAATGGATCGAACGCAAGCGAACAACATCGGGCGCATGATTGGTATCGATCAAGATACGCTCAATCTTTTGCTGCAAGGCCTAAAGTAATTGGAACTCACTCTTGCTCGGCAAAAAGAATCGACCGTTCTAACCAAACGACAGGCAGAAGAAGACGTCAAACTTCAAAAGACAATCATCGGACTGAAGCAAGAGTTCGCAGCATTCGGCCGCGGTCTCTTGCAACAAGCATCTCCTGCCCTGGAGAAATTGCTTGCTCTCTTAAAAACGTTCGGAGATTGGGTGCAATCTCATGGCGAATTTATCAAGGATTTTTTGAAGGTTATGGCAGTCGGGCTCGCAGCGATTGCCCTTGTAACCGTGCCAATTAATCTTACGGTTGCGGCTATTTTAGGACTTGCAGCCGGTATTGCTCTTCTGTGGCAGGATTATCAAGTTTGGAAGCGCGGTGGAAAAAGTTTTATCGATTGGGGAGAGTGGGAGCCCGGAATCAAGAACGCAATCGCCGGCATTAAAGAACTTCGAGATATCATCAAAGATACAATTGGATGGCTTGTTAAGTTACATGATGCAATTCCCGACTCATGGGCTCAAAAAGTGAAGGATTTGGGGGATGAAAGTAAAGCAAAATACGTAAAGGCTACAGGTGGCCCTCCGGGAGCAACGACTGTAAATGGAGAGAGTAAAGAAAGTCTTGCTGCCCGTGCACGAGTAATCGCAGAACAAGTATCAAAACAAACCGGGGTATCTGCGGATTTGATTTATGCTGCATTTGCGCATGAAACGGGAAATTTCACAAATCGCGGATCTCGCGAATTGAACAATCTTGCTGGGATCAATGTTCCGGGCGGTCATGGGCAAGACTATGAAAAGTTTGATTCTCTTCAGGCTTTCGGGAATCGTTATGCGCAGCTTCTAAAGACTCTATATCCGCAGGCTTTGGGTGCTAAGACTCCCGAAGATTTCGCAAAAGCTTTAAAGAATGGTGTCAACGGCCGCCAATATTATTCTGATTCAGAAAGTAACTATGTAAAGGGAATAAAAGATTTTCTTCCGACTCAATTACCGGCCGGCCGCATCGATATGTCTGTATTGGATGGCATCAAAGGTGCTTCTACTCCCGTGGCGAGTGCAGGCGGCTCTACGGGCGCAGGAAACACCGATAAGAGCGTTTCCTTGAAGGTCGATAATCTTCAAATCATCACACAAGCAACGGATGCAAAAGGTATCGCGGCCGGCATCGGAGATGCCTTGCAGGATTATCTGTTTACGAGTCAAGCGAACACGGGGCTTAATTAGATGCCATTGATCCCATTTCCAAATGTCCCGGCTTACCCGGGTGTTCCAGCGCTTCCTCGCACAGCTCTGGGGAATCCCATCATCTCGATTGGGATTGGATCTCTTGCAAGCATTCTCATTAACTCGCTCCAAGCTCAATCGCAGTGGGGGATTTACGATCAATCCGGAAACTTACTCGGCATAAATACGGCCGGATCGCTTTCTCTTGTATCAATTGTTTCAAATCAAATTACGGGCGGGGGAGATACTGTTCAATCGACGGTTAGCATCGATTACAACAAGGAAAACAAGATTAGCACCTTTCCCGTCGAGAAAGGGGGGTTTGCGACTTACAACAAAGTTCAGCTACCTGCCAACCCCGTGGTAACTCTTGCTCTAAGTGGAGACTTATCGCAGCGTACAGCGTTCCTTGCTGCAATTGAAGGAGCATGTAATTCTACGCAACTTTACGATGTCGTAACTCCGGAAGTTACTTATGCCAAGTATAGTTTGGAGCGCTATAGTTATCGTCGCTCCGCATCGCGCGGTGCAACTTTACTTATTGTCGAGATCTCTTTAGAAGAAGTCCGAACGATCTCCGCAGCATTCACACAAACAACTCCGATCCAAGCTCCGCAGGCTCCAGACGCCGCAACGCAAGTCAATAATGGCATCACACAAACGCAGGCTCCAGATCAATCCGTTCTTTCGGTAGGTATGCAAAAGTTGGGGATTTCAAACTAATGCTTCAGATACCCATCCAAGCCGTTCCCTCACAGCAGCTTCAAGTTGTCTTGGCGGGGCAGAACGTCCAGATTGCTATCTATTATAAGCAAGCGCAAGGGCTATTTGTGGATATCAATGTGAATGGTGTCGATATCATCACGGCAGTGATTGCAGAAGATGCGAATCCTCTTAATTCTCGGACTTATGAACCGTTTGTTGGTAACTTAGTCTTTCTTGATACGCAAGGGAACAATGATCCAGATTGGACTGGATTAGGTTCACGGTATCAACTCGTTTATTTGACGGCGGCCGAATATGACGAGCTTTGACAATCCGAAAAACCTGCTTTTTGTCATCACACTTGGAACCGGAACGTTCGGTTCGAGTAACAACAATCAAATCCAGCTTGAAGGATTTCGCGCGCGCGCGACAATTGAAAAAGCGGGCGGTCAAATGCTTGGAACTTTGCACGCACAGGTATACGGCGTAAAGCAAAGTGACATGAATAGTGTCACGACTCTTCAATTTCAAAACCAAGGCTTCTTGCGCAACACAATCGAAGTCTATGCAATCGACGGAACGCAGCGCACGCTTGTATTTACCGGAAACATGGTTAATGCGTGGGGCAATTATCACTCCATGCCGGATGTGTTTTTAGAGATTCAGGCGCAAAGCTTATGGGTCGCGAAGCTCGCCGCAACTCCGCCACTCAGTTTTAAAGGTTCGGTATCTGTACCGACTGTGATGCAACAAATCGCCGAAACGATGGGAATCAACTTCGAAAACAACGGAGTTAGTAAGTCGCTTCTTAATCCATATCTCCACGGTACGGCTGTAGAGCAAGCTAAAAATGTCGCGCAACAAGCTGGCATTGACATGTATATCGACAATGGAACTTTAGCGATTTGCCCGCAAGGTCAGCCGCGCGGCTCCTTGATTCCGGAGATCTCTCCAGATAGCGGGCTCCGTGGATATCCAACCTTTGACGGAGTTGGAGTCAATTTTCAAACCTTCTTTAATCCATCGATTACGTTCGGCGGAGCGGTCAAGCTGGTTACGAGCATTCCTCGTGCCGCGGGTCAATGGGTCGTTACGTCGATCAATCATGATCTCGCCGCACAGGAACCGGGCGGCCAATGGTTCTCTACGGTGCGCGGCAACGCGAGTGGATTGCTGGTAACGTCATGAGTAGTTCACAGGTTAGCCTCGGACCGACATTCCAGCAAAACGCCGTCTGGAGCCAATATAACCGTGTTTACTTTGCGATCTCGCAGGCTATCGCCAAGGTGCAAACCGCAACGCTCGTGCAAATTATGGCGGTCACAAATGCCGGCGAAGTCGAGCCGGTTGGCTTTGTGGATATCATGCCGCTCGTTAATCAAGTCGATGGGAACGGGAATCCGACTCCGCACGTCACAATTCACAACATTCCATATTTGCGTATCCAGGGCGGAGCAAACGCCGTAATTCTCGATCCGCAAGTGGGGGATATTGGCATTGCGGTTTTTACGAGTCGTGATATCAGCAAAGTGAAGAGTACCAAAGCTCAAGCCAATCCGGGGAGCGGCCGCATGTATGATTTTGCGGACGGGCTTTATTTGGGCGGAGTTTTAAACGGAACGCCGCAGCAATTTGTCCGTTTCAGCACGGCCGGAATCGAGATCAACTCTCCGACCAAAATTATTTTGACGGCTCCCGAAGTGGACATTAACGGACAAGTTCAAGTGTCGCAAGGAATAAATGCAACCGATGATATAATCGGAGCGGGAATAAGCCTACAAACGCACGTTCATACAAGCGAAGCTCCGGGGAGTCCGACAAGCGCGCCGATACCATGAAAACTCTTTTGCTCGATCAACTCGCATGGGATTTGGTACTCGATACATCGGGCAATATCGCCGTTGCATCGAATCCTTATTCGCTCGCTCAAGACGTGGGAAGTGCGATCAAAACTTTTTTGGGGGAAGTCTATTACGATACAACGCTCGGAATTAATTATTTCGAGCAAATTTTAGGGCAGCTTCCGCCATCTTCGCTCATCATTCAATTGATGATTAATGCAGCTTTGACCGTTCCCGGCGTCGTATCCGCACAATGTATTATCAACTCGTTTACTGCGCGAAGCGTGACCGGTCAAGTAACTTTTGTTGATAGTGATAATCAAGTAACTACGGTGACATTTTAATGAGCGCAGTTCCTCCTATTGTCTTTACCGATGCCGGCGTAGTCCTTCCCACGGAAGCCGCAGTTCTGGCCGGCTTACAATCCGATTATGATTCCGCATTTGGGGGCGGACTCAATCCCGCTTTGAATACTCCACAGGGCCAACTTGCGTCGAGTACGGCCGCAATTATCGCAGAGAAAAATTCTGAAATTGCGTACATGGTCAATGAATTTGATCCGCAATATGCTTCGGGTCGTTGGCAGGATGGGCTCGCACAAATCTATTTCTTGGATCGTAAAGGAGCGAAGTCCACTGTTGTCGCTTGTACTCTCGGCGGAGTGCCGACAAGCGTCATTCCGGCCGGTAAGCTTGCACAGGATACGAACGGGAACACTTATATCTTGCAAGGGGCTGTGACGATTGGCGGCGGCGGAACAGTCACGGGTAACTTTGCGAATGTCGTTACTGGAGCGATTGCCTGTCCCGTGGGAAGCTTGATTAAGGTATATCAAGCTGTCACCGGATGGGATACTGTTACAAATCCGGCCGATGGTGTTTTGGGTAATGATGTTGAGACGCGCGCAGAATTTGAAACACGTCGTTTTGCATCCGTTGCACTTAATGGCCGCGGCACTTGTCCAAGCATTTATGCAAAACGACGTGTT